AAAATGCCACAAAAGACTAATTTAAATATAAGTCCTTATTACGATGATTTTGATAAGGCGAAGAACTATTATAAGGTTTTATTTAAGCCTGGATATCCAGTTCAAGCAAGAGAATTATCAGGACTACAATCAATACTACAGAATCAGGTAGAATCTTTCGGTAATCATATCTTTAAAGAAGGATCTATGGTTATTCCTGGATCTGTTACGTATGATAGTACATATTTTTCATGTAAAGTAAATCCAGATCATTTAGGAATAGATATTAGCATTTATCTTGATGCTTTAATAGCGAATGGTGGAACTAGAATAAAGGGACAAACATCTCAAATTTCAGCAAAAATTGTAAATTATATTCTGCCTCCAAAAGAAGGTGTTGATGAAATTACAGTATTTGTCAAATATACAAGTTCAGATAGTACTGGTGAAAGTACACATTTTCCAAGTAGTGAGATAATTGTACTTGAAGAGAATCTTACTTATGGTAATACAACAATAAATTCTGGAGATACTGTATTAACTCTAGTTTCTGATAATCCAACAGCAACTGGTTCTGCTGTAGGTGTTGATAAAGGTGTATATTTCTTAAGAGGAACTTTTGTAGATGTACCAAAAGCAACAGTTGTCTTAGAACCATATTCAAATAAACCATCATATAGGGTTGGTTTTGAAATAGTTGAAGAAATTGTAACATCAAATGATGATACTAGTTTAAATGATAATGCTAAAGGATTTACAAATTACGCTGCTCCTGGTGCTGATAGATTTAAAATAACTACAAAATTAACCAAAAAGGCACTTGATGATTTTGATGATATCAATTTTGTAGAATTGGTTAGAGTTAGAAAGGGTGAAATTAAAAAGATACAAAATTCAACAGTATACTCTGAAATTAGAAAGTGGATTGCCAAGAGAACATATGATGAATCTGGTAACTATGCTCTAGACCCATTTAATGTAACTATTCAAAATTCTCTTAATGATGAGATAGGGTCTAATGGTCTATACTTAGATACAGAAAAAACTGATGAAGGTGGTACACCAACAGATGATTTAATGTGTGTTAAGTTGTCTCCAGGCAAAGCATATGTTAGAGGATTTGATGTTCCTCTACCTGGAACTACAGTTCTTGATATTGAGAAACCAAGAGATACTAAAACTATAAAGTCTGCTTCTGTCCCATTTAGAATGGGTAGTCTTTTAAGAATTAATAATGTAGAAGGAACTCCTTTTGTTAGTATTGGTACTAAAAAGGGTGGTGCTGCACAAGTTGGTGTTGGTAATACAGTTGCCCTTTATGCTAGAAGAAAAGGATCTACTTCAGGTTCTACACCTCAAAATGATGTTGGATCAGCAGTAGTTGGACAAGCAAGAGTATATTCATTTAATGCTTCGGACGATACTTATAAAGGTGATGATACTGAATGGGATCTTTTCTTATATGATGTACAAACCTATACAACCATTGAAATAGATCCAGGTCAAGGTGGATTAGCATATCAATCTGGAACTCTAGCACCATCAGGATCTAGAGTAAGGGGTATGAATAGTGGTGCTACAGGATATGTAGAGGATCATCCTAATACTAATGAGATTAATGTTATCCAAACATCAGGTACTTTTGTACAGGGTGAAAAGATAGTATTTAATGAAAGAACTAGTAATGTTGGTGTTAATACTTCAACAGCAACTATAGAATCAGTTACGACATATACAACTGATGATATAAAATCAGTGTTCCAACAATCTGATGATATTGGTGGATTAGGTGCTGCGTTTAGTGCTGATGCTGTTTTATACCCAAGAACTCTAACAAATTTCTCGAAGGGAGATATACTTAATGTTGAAGATGATAAAGGAACGTCTTTAAATAGAAGATTTGTTGGTAATATTGGTATAAAAACCGATAGCATTATTCAATATAATGTAGCAGGTACCGTTGATGGTAATTCTGTTCCTGTACCAAAATGGAATAGAGTTTCAGCAATATCGACAAATGGAACAGAATTAACTTTTGATACTATAGAAACTGTTAGTAATCTTTGTAATGGTGTGAAGTTAAGTGGTGGAGCAAAGTCTGAGTCAACATTCTCAGTAATGTCACCTAGACTTATAAATTTAAATCGTTCTGGTTTATACAGCAAATTAGCAAAGAAAAATATTGCTTCTGCTGATTTTTCAAATTCTAATTTAACTATTACTAGACAACTTAGAAATAGAACAGTATCTGCTACTGGAATAACAATCAACGCAAGTGAAGCATTTGAAAATTCAGGTGAAGATGGTGCTTTAGGTATTACTACAGCATTCTTTGAACCATTCGATGCTGAGAAGTATTCTATTCATTATTCTGACGGTACTATAGAAAAATTAACTTCAGATCAAGTAGATATTACTACTGGTGGATCTGTTGTTAACTTCAAAGCATTAGCAAAAACTAGTGGAAGTGCTGATGTAAATGTTACATTAAAGAAATTAGGTATTGCTAGTAGAACAAAAAATTATATTAGAAGTGAAAAAGTAGAAGTAACAAAATCAAATAATGTTTCTACAGAAGCAAGTGGTCTGACTCAAAGTAAATCATATGGTTTAAGGGTAGAAGATCAAGAAATATCATTGAATATTCCAGATGCTGTAAAGGTATTAGCAGTATATGAGTCCACAAATACAGCAACACCTGTTTTAGATTCTTTACAGTTTGTCTCTGGATTAGGATTAGATGTTAATACTTATGTTGGGGAACAAGTTATTGGTACTCAAAGTAGGGCGATTGGTCAAGTTGTTAATAGAAAAAATGCAACAACAACTGAATTTGTTTATTTAAATGGGAATAAGTTTGTAAAAGGTGAAACAGTAAGATTTAATGAATCAAATATAAGTTCTGTAGCACAAAAAGTGACAGAGGGTAGTTATGTTGATAGAACAAATAATTATGATCTTGATAAAGGTCATAGAAAACAGTTTTCTGATTACTCTAGAATTGTTAGAAAAGGTACTTCTGGCAAACCTTCTAAGAGATTATTAATTATTTTTGATTACTATGAAGTAGCTCCAAATACAAGTGGAGATTTCTTTACAGTAAACTCATACACTAAGGAGAGATATACTAACGATATTCCATCTATTGCTGGAAACAGAGCATCTGATGTTCTTGATTTTAGACCAAGAGTTAGAAAATTTGTAGAATCTGATCTTCCATTTACAACAGATGCGAAATCACCTTTTGCATATAGTCATAGAATATTTGAAACTACAACAAGATATATTGTTACTCCAGACGAAAGTACTATTGTTGGATATAGTTACTACTTACCTAGAATTGATAAGTTAGTTATTAATAAGAATGAACAGGTAAAATTAATAAAAGGTGTATCTGATGATAGACCAGCACCACCTACTGAAGTTGGTGATTCTATGGAGATCGCACAGATAACATTACCTCCATATTTGTATGATCCCATTAAAGGACCAGCAATAAGAATGTATGATAATAGAAGATTTACTATGAGAGATATTGGAAAACTTGAAAAGAGGATTTCCAATCTTGAAGTAATGACTTCTTTAACAGCACTTGAATTAGATACAAAGACTCTTCAAGTAACTGATGCTGACGGTACAGATAGATTTAAGAGTGGTTTTGTTGTTAATGATTTTAAAAATAGAGATTTTATCAATTTTAATGGCGAAGATTCCTCTAGATGTGATGTTGATGTAATTAACCAAGAGTTAATTAGTGCTGTTGATTCTTGGTCAATGAAAGCAGAACTAGGAGTTAATCCTGCTATTGATGTTCAAACTGCTGATATGTCAGCAAATTTAAGTTTGTTAGATCCTAATTGTCAGAAAACAGGTGATTTAATAACTCTTAAATATGATGAGACTGACTGGATTACTCAACCACAAGCATCTGGTTTTGAAAATATCAACCCATTTAATGTTATTGTATATGTTGGTGCTGTTAAATTAGATCCACCATCAGATAATTGGACTAGAACAATTTATGTTGATAACTTTAGACAAGAATCAACAGGAAATACTTGGAATACTATATCAAACCTTGTTTCGGATACAACTACAACTGATACTGATGTATCTGTAACTTCCGAAGAAATTGAAGCAGATCAAGATGAATTTGATGGAAACCACACTGATACTACAACTACAACTACTACGACTACAACACAAACAGTAGAAACTAGTTTCACCAATCAAATGACTGGTGATAATAGAGAAATGGATTATATTGAGAGTGTTAAGATAAGTGGTGTAACAGATCCATTTATGAGATCTAGGAATGTATATTTTGCTGCTAATGGATTAAAGCCAGATACAAAACATATTCATAAATTAGATAGTGGTGTACCAGACGTCTTTCCTAAATTAATTGAGATATCAACAACATCAGGATCTTCTGGTTTCTCCGTAGGTGAAAATGTTAAAGTTATGAATGGAGGTGTTCAGATAGGATATGTTAAGGCACAAGCACCTAATCACAAGTTTGGAGATACTAATAGACCAGAATTTGCTGCTGGATTGGGGCATCCTGCAGTTACTGTAGAAAAATACATAGTTGACCCATTTGATTCATCTAGACCTGGTCCTGCTTCTACATATTCTTCAACTTCAGTATTGTTTAATTGTGATTGTATTACTTTAGCAAATAGTGATAATTATTGGGGTTATGTTCTTAAAGGAGCAACACTTGTTGGAGAAACAACAGGAACTGAAGCAACTGTAACCAATATCGATTTAATGTCTGATAATTGGGGAGATGTTCTTGGAGTATGGTTCTTTAGAAATGCTAATCAGACACCACAACCATCAGTATTATTCTACACTGGAACAAAGACATTTAGGGTAACTGCCAATACAACAGGAGAATATGTTCCTCCAGGTGCTGGTGCTCTTTCTAGTGATGCCACAGGAACATATAGGGCAACGGGTACTATTTTAACTCAAACTACAGGTACTGTTGGAGTTAGAAATCCACCACCTCCTGCTCAGAAACCTAATGAAATTACTACTACAGTAAATCAAAATTCAGAATCTTCTACAACAAGAGTAGAAGCACCTTACAGGGATCCTTTAGCACAATCGTTTACTGTTGATGAAACAGGAGCATTCTTAACTTCTGTTGATGTATTCTTCAGGACTAAAGATGATAATGCTAAAGTTTTTGTTGAACTTAGAGAAGTTGAATTAGGAACACCAACTACTTTCCTTGTTCAAGATTTTGCTCAGACTACATTAAATCCAGATCAAATTAAAGTTTCAACTGATGCTTCCGAAGCAACAACTGTCAAATTCCCATCACCAATTTTTCTAGAGTCTGGAAAAGAATATGCTATTGTATTCTTATCACCAGGATCTGATGGATTTGAGATGTTTGTTGCTACTATGGGTGAAAAGAATCTCACTCCACCTGTGGGATTACCAGCAACCAGTGATCAATCACAATTTGGTGTGGTAACTAAACAGTATATTGGTGGTAGTTTATTTAAATCACAGAACGGTTCAATTTGGACACCTAGTCAATATCAAGATCTTAAATTTACTCTTAGAAAAGCAGCATTTGTTTCTTCAGGAACTGCTACATTCTATAATACTTCTATTGAACCTGGCAATGGTAACACACAACCATTACCAACTAACCCAGTTAGAACATTACCAAGACAAATTAGATGTTCTGTTACAAACATTACCGAAACAGAAGCTGAATCTATTCCAGTTGGAAGAAAAGTTAGCACTGGTTTAATAACAGATAAAGAAGATAATGTAATTACTGGTGTAATTGAAGATAGAGGTGCTCCAATAGTAACTGATAAATTAAAACTTATTAATGGAGGTGCTGGATATTCAGCAGGTACTCTTGCGGAACAAACTGGTGATAAGAATGTTTCTGCTGCTGCTTTTGTTTCACTCAATGGTAGTGGATCAGGAGTAACCGCAAACGTTACAATTGACAATGTTAATGGGATTGTAAAATCAATTAACAGTATTTCTGGATCTGCATCTGGATATGTTGTCAATGAAGTATTGACTCTTGATGTTGAACAATCATCAGGATTGAATAGAGGTGCTGGTGCTCAGTTTGTAGTAACTGATATTACGGCAAATATTGATACATTATTCTTAACTGATGTTCAGGGTGAGAAATTTGTTACTAATGATAACATTATTCATTATGGAGCAGCAAATGATACAAGAACACTTTTAGGTAATAACGCAAAACATTCAGCAGACTCTGTTGTTGTTGGTGATCAAAATTCTGGAAATGTTCTAGAAGTGATACAGTATAATCATGCTCATCATGGAGTTAATAATAAAATTAGAATTACTGGAGTTCGACCAGATACAATTAAAACAACAATTACACAAGATCTAGGTCAAGGTGATACACAAGTTTCTGTTGCTAGTACCAATCCAGAGTTTAAATATTTTGGTGGAATTTCAACTGATAGAGGACAGGCATTGATTAATGGTGAAGTTGTAGATTACATTACTTCTCCTGGTAATATATTAAGTCTATCAGCGAGAGGGCAAGGTGATACTATTGCTTTATCACATTTTGAGGGTGATAGTGTTCAACCATATGAAGTTAACGGTATGCCTTTGGTTATGATTAATACTGATCATAATATACCTTCCACTCAAACATTGAGAGATGCTTCTAATATTGACAATTATTTCTTAGAAATAGATAGATCACTAATAAGTAGTGGAAATAGATCAACTGGAAAGAATCAAATTAGTTTTACTAACGAAAGATCTGTTGGTGGAACAAATTCTTCAATATCACAAAACCACCAGTTCAATTCATGTTCTGCTAAATTGAATGTTATCACACCAGGTACAACTCGTGTTAGTTCTTCCTTTAGAACTATAAGTGGTACTAGTGCTGATGGTAATGAGGTTTCCTTTATTGATCAAGGATTTGAACCTACTATTCTTAATGAGACGACATTCTTCCCAACTCCTAGAATAGTTGCTTCTAAACTTAATGAGGCAGAGAGATTAGAATCTTTACCTAGAAATAAATCACTTACTTTAACAGTTGATTTTAATTCAAATGATCCCAATCTATCACCAGCATTAGATGTTCAGAATGCCAACTTTATTCTTGGTAGAAATAAAGTTAATAATCCAATTGGTGCTGATAATTATGCTACTGATGATAGAACAAATCAAATTGGTGGAGATCCACATGGATCAATTTATGTAACAAAGAGAGTTAACTTAAAGCAACCATCAACTTCATTGAAAGTATTTGTTGCTGCTAATGTTCAACCAGAAGCAGACTTTAGAGTTTACTATAGATTATTTACTGGAGATTCTAGTGAAGTTAAACAATCATATAGATCATTCCCAGGATATAAGAATCTAATTGATAGTAATGGTGATGGATTTGGTGATACTGTTATTGATTCTAAAAATAATGATGGTAGACCAGATGCTTTAGTTAAGAAGAATGGTCAAGATGATTTCTCAGAATATCAATTTACTGCTAATGATTTAGAACAGTTTAGTGGATTTACAATTAAGATTGTAATGACATCTACTAATGAATGTGTTCCTATTAGACTTAAAGACTTTAGAGCAATTGCTTTAGCGTGAGGAATTCTGTAAATCCAGCAACTAAATTTATTATAGATCCTAGTGGATCTGGTAAATTAGTAAAATTTCATCCCCCAATAGATCTTAGAACTGTTGAGGAAAAACTAAAGCACTATCCATTTAATAAAATATAAATACCTATAAGTATTGCTTATAGGTATATCTTGAAGTCATTCAAAAATTTTTTAGAAGAAGCAGCTAATGCTATTACTAGATTTGGATCTTCTAATCATCAATTGAAGAGAAAGGGTGTACCTCATCCAGATCACTTAGATATGCCTCATATCTATAAATGGATATACGGTATTCAGAAAAAAGCAAAACTTAATAATGATGATAAAATAAATGGTGAATATAAAAAGATTAAGAACCCTCAAAAACCATCTGAAGAAGATTTAATTAAAGGAACCATACCAGTTAAAAAAGCATGATACCAGTTGAAGGACATAAAGACCTATTTCGTGATGAAAAAACAGGTGCTATAATCAGTACTGATGATAATGGATATAATCATTATGTCTCTAAAAAGAATAAAAAGATAGATGAAAGAGCTGAATTAGATAAGATGAAGGAAGATATTAATGAAATTAAACAACTACTTAAAAATATAACAAAGCAGATAACATAGAAACATATAAATAAATATATAGATTCTGAATTGGCTACATAAATGGCAGACATCAAGGTAAGAGTTGGGCAACATAATGCGGTGAAGGTTGTTTCCTCACTTGCTGGTGCTCAGGGATTATCTCTTGCTGAACTCAGTGATGTCAACGCCTCGACTCTGTTGAATGGAATGGTCTTAGTTTATAATTCAGCAACCCAAAAATGGGATGCTACTAATGAATTAACGCCTGGAACGGAACAAAATTTAAACATTAACGGGGGAAATTTCTAAATGGCTAGTATTATCAGGATCAAACGATCCTCTGGAACCGATAAACCTGCCAGCCTCAATTGGGGTGAAATGGCCTATGTAACAGGTATCGGTAGTTACGGTGGTATAAATCAATATAAAGATAGGATATATGTTGGTGATGATGGTAATAATGTACATTCAATAGGTGGTCATTTTTACACCTCTATGATGGAACATGCAGCAGGTGCTGTTGCTGGTGTTCAGAATACAAGAAATACTGATGGCGGTATAGTTGCCGTCATGGACAATCAAAGAAAGGTTGACCAATGGAATGTAGATAATATTAGACTAGATTTGAATACATTTTCATCAACTAATGTTGATGGTGATCTTATCTTTGATACTAATGGTAATGGACATGTTAATGTTGTAGATGATACAATGTTATCATTTGGTACTGATAAAGATGCCAAAATAGAATATGATGAAGATGGAGATGATGATGTAAAAGTAACTGGTGCTTCTTGGACATATGATACAAATGTTAAGGTTACTGGTAGAGCTAAGTTTGGTTGTGTTGGAATAAGTTCTAATGTTATTGAAACAGAAGCAGGATGTGGAGATCTTCTGTTTATTGACCCATATCCAGATGGATTGAGTAATGAAGGTACAGTTGTTATTAAAGGTAGTTTACAGGTAGATGGAACAACAACATCCGTAAACTCTACAACATCAACTTTAAATGATCCTATTCTACACTTAGGTGATCTTACTAGTGAAAGAACAGTAACACAACCTGTTGTTGTTGGTATTAGTACAATTACTTTAGACTCTGTTATTGGTATTAATACGGGTGATGTTATTTCTGGAAGTTCTGCTTTGTCAGCATCTGGTGTAGCAACAGTTACTGAGTATGATACTGGTACTAGAATAGTTACTATTGATCAAACTATAGGTGCTTCTGGTATTACTACTACTAGTCAATTAACTATTACTCACGCATACGATACTAATACTGATCGTGGTATTTCTTTCGGATATAATACAAGTAATGGTGCTGGTAATAATAAGATGGGATTCTTTGGTTATATTGACCAAACTAACCCAGGTAGTAGTGCTGTAGAAAGATCTTGGACTTATATTCCCGATGCTAGTACTGCTAATGCTTTAGTAACTGGAACTAGAGGATATCTTGATATCAAAGGTATCTACTATCAGACAGGTGATTTCAATACTCACGGTGTTGTATATTTTGATGAGAATGGGTTACAGACTTCTACTAATGCTGTCGCAACTCCAGTTAATACATCAAAACAGATATTAACTGCGGTTACTAAAAATACTCTTGCTTTATCTGGCAGTGTAACAGTCAGTGTTGGTGACATTATTAGACAAGATACCAGTAATGCTTATGGTGTTGTTGAGACTGGTGGATCGGGTACTTCGATAAATTTACTTGGTGTTGAAGGTACATTTGATACTACTAATAATTTAAGAAAGGAAGGTAATAATGGTGCAATTGAAAACTTATCCGTAACAGCATCCTCTGTTAGTGTGATATATACTAATAAGCCTAGTTGGACTTCTACACTAGACGGAGGTACTTTCTAACAATAAATTATGCAACAACCAAATAATGCAAGTGACGTTGATGTTAATGTTTTAGTGAATTTATATCATCAAAGACTTTCTAATACATTAAATCAAAATGTTCTTTTAGAAGCGAAAATTGAAACAATGAAAAGAGATTTTGAAGAAGAAAAAAACAGTCTTCTACAAGATATAGCAGAATTACAAGAAAAAATTGATTCTTCCCCTAAACCTAAGAAACCAACTAATAATATAGCATCAAGATAAATGGCGAAACCATCAACTAGACAAGGACTTATTGATTATTGTTTGAGAAAACTAGGTGCTCCTGTCTTAGAAATTAATGTTGCTGATGATCAAATAGATGATTTAGTTGATGATGCTCTTCAATTATTCAACGAACGTCATTTTGATGGTGTTGAAAGAATGTATCTTAAGTATAAACTTACTCAAGAAGATCTTGATCGTGGTCAAGCAAAAAATACTGATGGGGTTGGTATTGTAACTACATCTGCTACTTCTACAAATATTAGTGGATATGGAACTACAACAAATAGTTGGTATGAAACATCCAATTTTTTACAGGTTCCTGATTCTGTAGTTGGTATAGAAAAGATATTTAAGTTTGATAGTAGCACCATATCAGGTGGAATGTTTAGTATCAAATATCAGTTATTTTTAAATGATCTGTATCAGTTTAATTCTGTTAATTTATTACAGTATGCAATGACTAAATCATATCTTGAAGATATTGATTTTTTACTTACAACTGATAAACAAGTAAGATTTAATAAAAGACAAGATAGATTATATTTGGATATTGATTGGGGTGCTGAAACTGTTGGTAATTGGTTAGTTCTTGATTGTTATAGAGCATTAGATCCAAATTCATTTACTCAGGTATATAATGATTCTTTTCTCAAATTGTATGTCACTGCTCTTATAAAGAGACAGTGGGGACAAAATTTAAGTAAATTTAAGGGTGTTAAGTTACCAGGTGGCATAGAAATGAATGGAACAGAGATTCTTCAGCAAGCAGAATCTGAATTGGATTCTTTGAGAGGTAGAATGTTCTCTGAATATGAGTTACCACCATACGACTTTATAGGATAATAATATGGCATTAAATCCATTTTTCCTACAAGGTGCTCAGTCGGAACAAAGACTAACACAAGATTTAATAAATGAACACCTAAAAATGTTTGGTGTTGAAGTAACATATATTCCAAGGAAATTTATAGGGACTGATGATGTTTGGAATGAAGTAGAATCTTCCAAATTTGATGATAATTTTAGTATAGAAGCATATGTCAATACATATGAGGGTTATTCTGGTGCTGGTGATGTATTAACTAAATTTGGTATGAATATTCGTGATGAAGTTGATCTTACAATATCTAAAGAAAGGTTTGAAGATTTCATCGCACCATTCATGGCAGGTTTAGATGATGGTACTGATGATAGTGAAATGGTTTTGACATCTAGACCAAGAGAAGGTGATTTGATATTTTTCCCTTTAGGACAAAGATTATTTGAAGTTAAATTTGTAGAACATGAAGATCCTTTCTATCAGTTAGGTAAGAATTATGTTTATCAACTTAAATGTGAACTCTTTGAACTTGAGGATGAGGTTATTGATACTTCTATAGAAGCAATAGATACTCAAGTTAAGGATGAAGGTTATATTACAACACTTAAGTTAGTTGGTCTTGGAAGAACTGCTGTTGCTACAGCATCAATAGGTAGTGGATATGTAGAAGAGATATTCCTGAATAATGATGGATCGGGATTTACCTCACCACCAACAATTACATTTAGTGATTCGCCAGCTAATGATACTACTAGAGCAATTGGTATTTTAACTACAAGAGCGAATGTTACTTCTATAGAAAAAATCTTAGTATTGAATGCTGGTTCGGGATATATTACTCCACCAACTATTAGTTTTAGTGGTGGTGGTGGAACTGGAGCAGCAGCAACTTGCTCTATTGGATCTGGATATAATGGTGTTGTTAGACTCAATGTTATAGATGGTGGAGTTGGATATGGAACTGCCCCTACTGTCACTATTGCTGCTCCTGGATCTGGAGTACAAGCAACTGGTATATCATCTGTAGGTCCTAGTGGACAAAATAGAATTGTTAAATTTATTTACGTTGATAATCCAGGTAAAGGATATAATTCAACACCAACAGTAACTATTGCCGATCCAGAATCTATGGTTGGTATAGGAACTTATCAATATAATGAAACAGTTAAAGGTGCTAGATCAGGAACAACAGCAACTGTTAGATCTTGGGATGGCGATACTAAGATACTTCTAGTTACAAATGTTGGAATTGGATCAACTGTAGCTGGATTCTTTAGTGGTGAAGATATTGTTGGACAGATATCTGGAGCAACATATTCTACTGCTTCATATAATTCTGATGATGCTAATGATAAATATAGTGATGGTGATGAGTTTGAATTCCAAGCTGATCAAATCATTGATTTTACAGAATCTAATCCCTTTGGTGTAGTTTAATGTTTGGTACATATTTTTATCACGAGATAATAAGAAAAACTGTTGTTTCTTTTGGAACAGTATTTAATGATATACATGTTCGTCATCAAGATAATACGGGAAAAGATCTTGTTAATACTAAGGTTCCTATTGCTTATGGACCTAGACAAAAGTTCTTAGCAAGAATACAACAGCAACCAGAACTTAATAAAGCAATTGCTATAAGTTTACCAAGAATGTCATTTGAGATGACATCAATAACTTATGATCCTAGTAGGAAATCGGGAATAACCCAAACTTTTAAAGCAAAGGATGGTAAGAAATTTAAAAAAGTATTCATGCCTGTTCCCTATAACTTAGGATTTCAACTAAATATTTTAACCAAACTACAGGATGATTCCTTACAAATACTCGAACAGATATTGCCGTTCTTTCAACCAGGTTATACATTAACAGTAGACTTAGTAAATTCTATTGGTGAGAAAAGAGATATTCCTTTAATATTAAATGGTATTTCTTATTCTGATGATTATGAAGGTAACTTTGATACTAGAAGAGCATTAATATATACTTTAGACTTTACTGCTAAGTCTTATATGTTTGGTCCTATCGCAGATACTACAGATGGACTTATTCGTAAGGTTCAGGTTGATTACTATTCAGATACTGACACGAGAACTGCTAATCGTGAAATGAGATATAGAGTAGAATCAACTGCTAAGAAAGATTATAATGATGACCAGGTTATTGATGCTGCTGACAACATGCTAATAGAACCAGGTGATGATTTTGGTTTTACAGAAACCAGAGAATTCTTCGACAATTCTAAGGAGTACAGTCCCACTCGTAAAATAGACATCTAATGAAGACATTTAATCAATTCTCAGAAGGCTTGAAGCAAGCACGTAAGAATATTGGGATGGATCCTGATAAACCTTCCTGTTGGGATGGTTACAAAGCTAAAGGAACTAAAAAGAAAGGTGGTAAGGAAGTTCCTAATTGTGTGAAAGAAGAAAAGAAGAAAAAGAAGAAAAAGAAAGTGAAGTTCTGGTGGGATGATGATGGTGATGGAAAAGGTTATGAGAAAGGTGAAGTTAAAGAAGCTGCTGCTTGGACAAAGAAAGAAGGAAAAAAGAAATCGGGCGGTCTTAATGAAAAAGGTCGTAAGTCCTATGAAGCAGAGAATCCTGGTTCAGATCTAAAAGCACCAAGTAAAAAGAAAGGAAACAAGCGTAGAAAGTCTTTCTGTGCTCGTATGAAAGGCATGAAGAAGAAACTTACTTCTGCTAAAACCGCAAGGGATCCTGATTCAAGAATTAATAAGTCCTTAAGGGCTTGGGATTGTTAAAACTATGAAAGATAATTATGATGAGTTGAATGATACATTTAACACTGAACTTGAAGTTCAGCAAGTTAATGAAAATGGTTGCGTCCGAAGAAAGGAGGCAACCACTGATATTACTGATGATATTGAGAAAGATTATAAGTACACCAGAGCACAGTTATATTCCTTAGTTGAGAAAGGTCAGGAAGCACTTAATGGTATTTTAGAACTTGCTGGTGAGAGTGCTAGTCCAAGAGCATATGAAGTTGCTGGTCAGATTATTAAGTCGGTTGGTGATACA